AATACTCCAACTCCGAGTATCACAGCTTCTAACACAATGACACCAACTCCAAGTATTACTGCTTCACAAACAGCAACACAAACTAACACTCCAACTCCGAGTATTACTGCTACTAACACGATGACACCTACTCCGAGCATTACTGCAAGTGCAACAAATACTCCTACTCCGAGCATTACAGCATCACAAACACCAAGTGTTACACCGACTTTAACTCCAACTAACACACAAACACAAACTTCAACTAACACGCCTACACCAACTCCAAGTGCAACTCCTCCATTTAATCCTTTAACATTAAACCCTATGATATGGGTTGATTTCAATGATAGTAATACATTATCTTTAAGATCAGGACAATTCGTTCAATCAGTATCTAATAAGGGTAATTGGACGGCATTTACAGGGTTCTCACAAACAACAGCAGCTATTCAACCAAGTTGGTCAGCTTCAACAATGGGAACAGGTATGAGTGCGGTTACAATATCAAATGATTTTTTACAAAATACAACTATTCTAACAGGTTCAACTTGGAATACCTTTATGGTAATGAAATATAGTGGATCTAATCCTTTTGGTGCTTTAAGTGTATTTGCTCAAGGTGGAGGACCAGTTCAATCTTGGTCTAATCTTTACGCACAAAAACAATTAGATCAATATGCTAATTTCAAGATTGAAGGTGGATTTGAATATAGAAGAGCCTTTAATGGTTATACAGGATTTAACACAACACACATCGCACAAGGTTATATGAGTAATTCAGCTTTAACTATTGTGGATTACTTTAATATAAATAATTCAGGTCAAACAGAAACTGTTGTATCCAATAGTAATACTACAACAGGATGGCCTGGAGCAATAACAAATAATCCAATTTTCAGAATTATAAATAATGAAGAGTTTGGTGCTTTAATACCTGGTGAGATTGGTGAGATCATGTTGTTTGATAAGGAACTTACATCAACACAACAACTTAATTTAGTAAATTATTTTAAAACAAAGTGGGGGATAACTTAATATGAAAGGATGGATTAAATATAACGAACAGGAGATTCAACAAGCATTAGATCTTATAACTCAAATAAACGATTGTTTGGGATTACCTGAGGGTGAAACCACAACTTGGGACACACCAACTGCATTGTGTTCTTTGGATGCTTCAAGTGCCTATACGGAGTTTTGGGGTTATGTGGTTAAGATTGATACAGAACAACTAACAGATTGTCTAACACCACAACAAGTTCAAAGTGTAATTCAATTGCCAGAAGGGTTGGGTATATGTGGATCTAATCAAACAATAAATTAAAGATATGGTAGGACAATTAACAATTAGTCAGGTTGAATCATTATCAGGTAAAACTTATGCTGAGAATAATTATTATAATCCTGTTCAGGACATAAACGATAATTGGATTATATCAATTGAGGAAATAGATCAAACAACTGATACTGACTTTCTATGGATTAAATCTATACCATTGATACCTTTTGAAGGTAAGGTATGGAATTTCCCTCTAAGTGATTAAACCATTAAAAAGATATATTTATAGATATGAGTGAAGAATTAAAGAAAGATAATTTTAAGATATTTGAGATGTTGGAAGCACGAGTTCCAATTATTGAAGAAAATCTAATTGTCAATACAAGAACGCCATGGGTCTACTATGGACCTTCCAACCAAGCACCTCAAGAACTAATTAGAATGTTTAACTCATCACCCACATCAAGAGCTTGTTTAATGAGTAAGTGGTATGGTGTTAGAGGTGAATCTATTTCACTTGTTGATGGGGATAATGGTAGATTGGAAATGGTAAATTCTATTGGTGAAAGCGTTTATGACATATGGTCTAAGGCTTGTCTTGACTTCCTACTTTACGGTTCCATGTCTTTAAATGTTGTGTGGAGAAAAAATCGTGATGCCGGATTTGAACTTTACTATATTGATACATCAAAATTAAGAGCAGGTAGAACAGATATGCATGATAGAATAAATGATTATTATTATTCTGCTGATTGGGCTTTCCCTAAGAGAGAACCATTTGTTCCAAGAAGAATACCAGCATTCAATGTGAAAGCAGAAGAGCCAAGCCAGATTTATTATTATTCTACTCACTCTGTTGGGAATCTATATTATGGAACACCTTCATATTGGGGGGGAGCTACTGCAATCCAAACAGAAATTGAGATATACAATTGGTGGCATAGCTCAATCGTAAATAACCTTCAGCCCAGCCTCTTTGTTTCAATCAACTCAGGAATTCCTGCACCTGAAGAAAGAGAGTCAATCTTCAATACTCTTACGCAGAAATACGCAGGGAGCAACTCAAGCTCAAAGTTGATGCTTACATTTGCCAATTCAAAAGAAGAAGCACCTGAGATTACACAGATCGGAACAAATGGTAGCGACAAAATGTGGATTGAGATGGGAGCCAGTGTGCAACAAGCGATCCTAACATCGCATCAGATCTCCTCAGCGGAACTCTTGGGAATCCAAACTCCTGGTCAATTAGGAAGTAGGGATCATCTTGAGGCACAAGATCATTTCAACCGATTGGTTGTGGCACCGATCCAAACGGAATGCAAACGAGTGTTTGAAAAATTACTAACGCTTCGTGATGGTATTCCAACAAAGATAGAAATAGAACAATTCAAGATGGTATCATTACCTGATGAAGCTCCGATTGAAACAATTAATGTTGATAAGACAGAAGGATTGGATATAAATAAAAACGAAACAATTAATTAATTATGAGTCAAGCATTAGTCCCTCAAAATATTCTTTTAATTTCAGAACAGAAGTTAAAAAACTTTACAGATATTGATCCCAATGTTTCTTCAAGTGTGCTTTTACCTTTCGTTTCAGTTGTTCAGCAGACCTCCCTTGAGTATATCATAGGCGGACTTTTCTATCGTGAGTTATTGAATCAAGTTTCAGGAAATACCTTGACTGATATCAACAATAATCTGTTACAGTATTTTATCCAACCCATGATTATATGGCACGCCTACCGAGAAGCACTCCCAAGTGTATGGGGCAGGATCAAAAATTCGGCTGTGATTAACGGTTCAGAACAAACCATTACTATGAAAGAAATGGAGTGGTTTATGGAAAGAGCTAATGATAGAGCACAATTCTTTGAACAAAGATTGATTGATGAATTAATTTTTAATAGTCAGTTATATCCATTAGTTTATACCTATACTTCTACCGACGGGTTGAGACCTCATTTAGGTAAGCAATACTTCGGAGGTGTGCATTTACAAAATGGTGGAAGAAATGGTAGTTATGGTATGATACCAAGAGGTATGCCAATATTTGCTGACCCAACATATTTTTGTTGTGGATTTTAATTATGAATAACGAATTATTATTACTCATATCAAATACTTTAACTGCTACGGCTTCATTTTTTGTTGGTCGTAAAAGAAAACAAGCAGACACTGACAATGCAATTCTCCGTAATATGGAAATTGTGATATCAAGTTATAAGGTATTAATTGACGATTTAAAGGTTGAAATACAGAATCTAAACCTCAAGGTTCAAGATTTGGAAAAGAAAATAGACGAATTGCACGAAGAAAATAAAATCCTTAGAGGAAAAGGAAAATCAATATAAGAATGCCAATACCAGAAAGAGAATCAGGAGAAGATAAAGATAAATTTGTTAGTCGTTGTATTTCGTCAATTATAGACGAATACGGACAGGAACAAGCTTCTGCGATATGTTATAACAAAGCAGAAGAAAAGATGTCTAAATCAACCTCCAAAGAAGAAATAGAGGTATTCGTATTAAAGCCCCGTAAGAACGAAAACAGAGGTCTTTATTTAACTCGTTGTGGAAGCAATAGAAAAATGAGAGATCAATTCCCTAATAACAAGGAGAGAGCTATTTTTTGTTTAACAAGTTTTAATAGTTACTATAAGTGGTGGAGTAAGTTAGAAGAGTTTGGTGATATACCAATTGATTCTGCTTTGGGTGAGTGTATTGCCAATGAGAGAGCCAAGGGTGCTGATTATAGAAAAGCTTATGCTGCCTGTTCAACTAAGGTTGTTGCACCTAATACAACAGTTGTTTTATCAGAAGAAGATGATGATGACAATTTAATTCTTGAACCAGTTTTGGGTTCTTAAATCAAATATTGATTCTACCAAGATATATCAGTATATTTATGAGTAGAAGTTGGTTAATTTATTGTTTATCCATCTGTTGTTTATTAAAGACCAATTTCTAAGAAGCTCACAATATATGTTTAAAAGGCAGGAACACTAAAAAAGTTCCTGTTTTTTTATGCTTTTTATTTGGATATACCAACCTATACCCCTATATTTGCAGTATAAAATTAAATATTATGAGCAACAAACAACGATCAAAAGAGGAAACAATAATCTTCCAAAACCAATCACACTTGGTTCAGAACTGGTTTAAGGACTGTGGAATATGTCCAACATTATTTGAGATAGCACTGGCAACAGATGTTATGGTAGATTTCGCTATTAACGGACCTTCTAAGGATGTTCAGGAGAGATTCAATAAATTGGATGCATATATTAAATCAAATCGTAATACAAAGTAATATGGGACAGAGTAAAAGAATGTATGAACAAATGGAGATCAATGTATTGGACATTGATTTGGAAGATGATGAATATCAGTTCAAGGAATGGATTGAAAAAGAATATGAAAAATATTTGGCTGAGAATCCAAATAGTCCTATCTTAGCACCTCACAATTAAAACAACAACAATGACAGAATTATCAAAAAGATTTAACGACTACGACAATTGGTTTATTGATGGTATGACCAATCAATTTCTCGGACACATTTCATTTGAAGAGTGGGATGCAGAATTATCTGATATCTCAACAGAAAATTTATTTAAGATCATTTCATTATACTCAGAACTTAGAGGTAGATATATCACTGAAATCTCTCAGAGATGGTTAGAAGATCCAAAAGGTGATGGAATCTATCAAGATTTTTATGATCAGATTTTTGATGAATATCAAGAATTTTTTGAACAATTAGCAGAAAATAATTTTGCTGTTAAATAATAACATCGTATCTTAGCACCTCACAATTAAAACAACAACAATATGGATTGGTTAATTACACCCCTTAGTCAAGAACAATTACAGGAACTTAAATCTATGAAGAACGAATCACCTTCGTATTACAAGAAGATTGTTTCTTCGTTTGAGAAAAATGTTAGAGCTTATCGTGACTACGATATCTATGGTATCGGAATGTATTTCAGTAAAGACATATGGCAGTTAGCTCGCTATTACGAATATCAAATCTTTAAATCAAAATAAACTATGAGAAATCTAAATCAAAAACAAAAATCGTGGGTAATGAATAATACCCCAATTGGAACAGTATTGTCTTCAACTGAAGAATCTACAATCAAAATTGTTGATCACGAACCAGGTTGTGTTATCGTCCAAACAACACTTACAGATAAAGTGTCAGAAGAAAATTATAACATGGGTTTAATCACCAAAGAAGAACTTTTAAGTGGTAATCCAAAAATAACAACTCGTCTCAGTAGATTTTTATACAATAGCCCTGTATGGAAAACATATTTCCCTGAATTATTAAACATCAAATCTAAATAACTCATCAATCTCCCTTCCATGTTCTATGGAGGGGATTTTTTTTACCTTCATAATTATAAAGGTTCTCGTCCTTCCTGTCTCTCTTTTTATAAGTTACTTTCCATTTATCTGCAAATTGTTTTGCTATGTCTCCCTTAATATCGTATCCAATGGTGTTTAGGAACTCATACATCAGTTTATAATCTTGTTTGGAACATTGTGTCATCTTTGCCATTCCCGTGTCAGGAAGGGTCTTTAAATCGTTTTTACGATCCCTTGACTGTTGCTTCTCCAATTTGGATTTCATTTTATGTTTGTTGAAACAAGGTTTACATAGATAAGTTAATCCTTGAGGATAATTAGGATTCTTATAGAATTTACTTTGATCTTTATAGATCAGACATTCTTTACATAATCTATTACCTTGTTCGTTTGTTCCATAGATGGCTACCAAATTATTTTTTCCCATATCCAATAAATAGTTTTGAATTTAAAAAAATCTGCTTGAAACTTTTTTCAATTTTAATTATATTTATTTTAGAGATTTATTTTAAATCCCTGCACTGAAGGATAATGAGGGGTAAACCATTCAACAGTGTGTCCAAGTTACCCTCTTAGTTTCTTATGATTTTTCATGGGGGAGTAAGAGGGGGCAAACTCTCTAACCAAGTTATAATATTTAGAACCAGTAAGCAACTTAATAATATGGATAGATTTCAAGAATTGCTTAAAACAAATTATAATATTCCAGTAGAGGATTATTTCACATTAACAGAAGAAGAAAGAGAAGGTTTAATTGATATAGTAATTCAGTATTACATCAATAATTTAATTGTCAATCCAGATTTCATTTATTTATATCTGAAAATAATATCAGATCAAATTTCAAAAGCAGTTGAACAGGATCAGTTTGAAAGAGCTGACATAATGACACGAACTAAAAACAGATTGAGTAATTTATTATATGAAGACAATTAAGTTTATTAAGGAAGAAATACAGAAATACACTTATACAGTTGAGATTGATGATATGGACTAC